GCTAGAGTAGTATCTGAATCAGCAGATTGGACATCAGCAACAAATGCTCCTGATATCTCAGGTTCAACATCAGCTTCAGCTGCTTTTGTTCTTGAAACACTTTCAGAAGGTGAAATTATGAACAGTAGCTCAAGTTTAGCTTCTGATGGAACTTTACCTAGTGGTTCAAGTGATAATATTAGATGGGAAATTGCAAACAGTGATACTGACGCTGGTACTTTCTCTCTATTAGTTAGAAGAGGAGATGATGAACAAAATAATAAAGTTGTTTTAGAAACATGGACTGGATTATCATTAGATCCATTCTCTGATAATTTTGTTTCTAGAGTAATTGGAGACCAAACATTAAATTATAACTCATCTAATAATCAAATTCAAATTTCAGGATCTTATCCAAATAATTCAAGATATATTAGAGTTAAGGAAATTAATTTATTAACACCAAACTATTTAGATAATGCAGGTACAGCTAAATCAGAATTTACAGGTTCAATTCCATTGAATGCTAGTGGTTCATTTAGTGGAGGTATTGGTTCATTAATTAGTACAACTCAAGGTAAATACTATGATAAAATAGATGGTAATACTCAAGGTTTATCAGGAAGTGATTATACTAACATGATTAGTTTACTTTCAAACCAAGATGATTATCAATTTAATGTATTAACTACACCTGGTTTATTTGATGATGTAAATACCCATACAGGACAAATTACAAATATTATCAATAATACTCAAAATAGAGGAGATAATATTTTTGTAATGGATTTAGCTTCATATGATTCAACAGTATCAGAAGTAACAACTCAAGCTGCTACTAGAAATACTTCATATGCTGCTTCATATTGGCCTTGGTTACAAACAGTAGATCCTGATACAGGAGCTAGAGTTTGGGTTCCAGCATCAACAATGGTTCCTGGAGTTTATGCTTATAATGATAGTGTAAGTGAGCCTTGGTTTGCGCCAGCAGGTATTAACAGAGGTGGTTTAACTACAGTAATAAGAGCTGAACAAAAATTAACTCAAACAAATAGAGATGATTTGTATACTGGTAAAGTAAACCCAATTGCTACTTTCCCAGGAACAGGAGTTGTAGTGTATGGTCAGAAAACATTACAAACTAGAGCAAGTGCTTTAGATAGAGTAAATGTTAGAAGATTGTTAATTGAACTTAAGTCTTATATTTCTCAAGTAGCTAACAACTTAGTATTTGAACAAAATACAATTGCTACTAGAAATAACTTCTTAGCTCAAGTTAACCCATATTTAACATCAGTTCAACAAAGACAAGGATTATATGCTTTCAGAGTAATAATGGATGATAGTAATAATACAGCAGATGTAATTGACAGAAACCAAATGGTAGGTCAAATTTATATCCAACCAACCAAAACAGCTGAATTTATTTACTTGAACTTCAACGTGTTACCAACTGGAGTAGAATTCCCACAATAAAAGTTTAAAGACAGAATATTTATAACAAGATAATAAATAAATAAAATGGCAGTATTAGATCCAAACGAAATATTTTTCACCCAGTTTGAACCCAAAACCCCCAATCGATTCGTCATGCGTATCGATGGTATTCCAGCGTTTATGATTAAGGGTGTTAACGCAGTAACATTATCACAACCAGAAATTGTACTTAATCATATAAACGTTTATAGAAAAGTTAAAGGTAGAACTACTTGGGGTGATATTCAGATGACAATGTACGACCCAATTACTCCATCAGGAGCACAAGCTGTAATGGAATGGGTACGCTTGCATCACGAATCAGTAACGGGTAGAGATGGTTATTCTGATTTCTATAAGAAACAATTAACTATTCAAGTTTTAGGACCTGTAGGTGATATCGTTTCAGAATGGTTACTTGAAGGTGCTTTCATTAAAGAAGCCAATTTCGGTGATTATAATTACGACACTGCTGATGCTGCTGTTAATTTAACAATGACAGTAGGTATGGATTACTGTGTACTAAACTTCTAAAAGAAGATATACTTTCCCACAAAGAGAGCTTGGTTTTTCCAAGCTCTTTTTTTATCTTAATATTTATTACTATAAAAGTTATTAAAAACAGATTATGAGCGAATTTAAATTCCCAACCGAAGTTGTAGACTTACCTTCAAAAGGTCTTGTTTACCCTGAATCAAGTCCACTTTCTTCTGGTCAAGTAGAAATGAAATATATGACCGCAAAAGAAGAAGATATCTTAACTAACCAATCCTATATTACAAAAGGAGTAGTTTTTGATAAATTACTACAATCATTAATTACTGATAAAACAATTAAAGTAGATGAGTTAATTGTAGGTGATAAAAATGCTCTTTTAATTGCCGCTCGTATTTTAGGATATGGTGCTGAATATAAATTTACTTATCTAGGTGAAGAACATTCAGTTAACCTAACTGATTTTGATGATAAAGAAATTGATACATCTTTATTTACTAAAGGTCAAAATAAATTTACTTACCAACTACCATCATCTAAAATTACATTAACTTTTAAATTATTAACTGGTAAAGATGAAAGAGTAATTGATGCTGAATTAGAAGGTTATAAAAAAATAAGTAAAAATGATGTACCTGAATTAACAACTAGATTAAAACAAATGATTATAGCTGTTGATGGAAAAGAAGATAAAGGTACTGTTCGTGATTTTGTAGATAATGCTTTTTTAGCTAGAGATTCTAGAGAATTTAGAAAATATATTCAAGGTTTCCAACCAGATGTTAATACTAAAACAACTGTTACTTCAATAGATGGTCTAGAGGAGGAGATCGATGTACCTATCGGGCTTAACTTTTTTTGGCCTGAGTCTTGATAATGTTGCTCAAGTAAGAGCAGATATATTTTTACAAATACATGATATATGTTTTTGGGGTCAAGGTGGATATGATTTTGATACTGTTTACAACTTACCTCTTTGGTTAAGAAAATTTATTTTAGCCCAACTTAGGAAACATTATGAAAAGGAAAGTAATAGTGATGAAAAAAACATGGAAACCACTTTACAAAACTTAAGACAACATAAAAACCAAAAATCAGAAATACAACAACGACCAAACCAAAAATTATTATATAAATCAGGGACATCTAAAAAATGATGTCCCTTAATATTTATAATAAACTCATCTCCTAATGACAAAAGACAATCCAGGAAAAAAGGCAGCTCAAGAGGTAAATGAAGAATTAGGCTATCTAGAAGATCAACTTATTAGTATAGCAGATCAATTATCTACCAAAATTAAAGATTCTATTAGTGAAATTAGAGATGAATCTAAAGGAGTAGCTGAAATTTTTGGTAAAAACCTAAATAAAAGTATTAAGGATATAGCTCGGGGATCAGATAAAATTTTATCCAATACTGCTAAATTAGCTACAGGTGCCGCCAGTATAAAAGATATTCAAAAATCACAACTTGAAACTCAAGTAAAACAACTTGCAGCTGAACGTAATCTAACAGTTCTATTAAATCAAGAATTAATAAGTAAAGAAGATTACAAAAAATATCAAGCAGAGATAAATGAAGCTACAGAAACTCAAAATAAATTAATAGAGGCTCAATTAAAACAAGCTGTTAAAATTAAGAGTAATATGGGGATTACTGGAAACCTAATTAAAGGTATTTCCAAAATCCCAGTATTAGGTAATTTCCTTGATGCTGAAGAAGCATTAACTAAAGCCCAAATGGCGGCTGCTAAAGAAGGAGGTAATAGAACTAATGTAATGGGTGCTGCCTTTAAACAATTAGGTAAAAGTTTAAAGGAAAACCTAACAGACCCATTAACTATAATGGCTGTTTCAGGAAAAGCTTTAACTTCTATATTTGGTTTTATTAAAAAATCATTTCTTGATTTTGATAAAGCATCTGTAAATATAGCTAGAAACTTTGGTTCCACACCCCAATCTGCTAGAGAGTTAACTCATGAATTTAGACAAATATCAGCTAACTCTGATAACATACTATCAACAGTAGGTAATTTATCAGATGCATTTACCGGATTAAATTCAGTTGCTGGTACATTTGCTAATTTTGGACAAGAATCAGTTGAAACATATAATAATTTAACTAAAGGGTTAGGGTTAAGTGAACAAGCTGCTCAAGGAATATATAAGTTTTCTGTTTTACAAGGTAAAGAATTTGGAAATTTCTCAAAAGAATTAGCAGGTCAACTATCTTTAAGAAAAGAACAATCTGGAGTAGCTTTAAGTGATAAAGCAATATATGAATCATTAACCCAATTATCTGCTCAACAAAGATTAAACATTAAAGGTGGTACACAAGGATTAGTAGATTCAGTAATTGAAGCTAAAAAATTAGGTGCTGAGTTTAGTGATTTAAATACAGCCGCTAATAGCTTACTTCAATTTGAGTCATCAATTGGTGCTGAATTAGAGGCTGAATTATTAACTGGTAGAAGTTTAAATCTTGAAAGAGCAAGAGCAGCAGCTTTATCAGGTGATCAAGTCTCATTAGCAAGAGAATTAAAAGAACAATTAGGTACATCTGAAGAATTCAGAAAAATGAATGTTATCCAACAAGAATCATTAGCGAAAGCTTTTGGTATGTCTGCTGACCAAGTAGCAGGTATGTTGGAAAAACAGGAAATGTTAAATGCCGCTAATAAATTACATTATGACGATGTAGAAAGCATAGCTAAAGCATATGGTGATGCAGCAGATAAAGAAGCATTCTTAGCTACAATAGGTGATAAAAAATTAAAATCCCAAGTACAAAATTTAACATTCCAGCAAAAAATAAATGCTTTACTAGAAAAATTTAAAGATATTTTTGTTCAAAAACTTGAACCTAAGTTTAATGATGTTTTAAGTAAATTTGATCAATTTATTAAAGGTGACGGTATTACTAAAATAGCTAATGTAGCTAAAACTGTTGGTAGTGTTTTTGTTTCTATAGGTAAAGTATTAACAGGACCAATAGGAAAAATAATAGGAGGTTTAGCTGCCTTTGGGGCTCTTAAAATGTTAGTAGGTGGTATTCCTGTTAGAGTAGTAGGAGGAGGTCCTGGAGGAGCAGGTGGTGGAGGAGGATTAATGGGTTCTTTATTTAATCAAGGAACTGTAACTTCAAAATCAGGACAAACATATGCTGCTAACTCTCCTCAAGGAAGAATGATTAGAAACATGTCTGGTCAAAAACCTGTAGGTAGAGGTCTTACAGGAATGGGAAGGGGTTTATTAGGTGCTGGTATAGCAATGGGTGGCAGTATGGCAGGTGGTGCTTTAGAAGAAGCAGGTTATAAAAAATCTGGAGGTTTCTTATCAGGAGCAGCATCAGGAGCAGGAATGGGAATGATGTTTGGCCCTTGGGGAGCAGCAATTGGTGGTCTTGTAGGTGGATTAGCTGGTTTAGCAAGTGCTGCCTCTGAAGAACGTGAACAAGCAAGAGTAGAAGGATTAAAAAACACAGATGCTGCTAAAACATTAAGACAAACTCAAAAAAGTCTGTCAACAACAAACCTTCAAGACTCTAGGTATGAATCTTTAACTGGTCATTCTGAGACAACAGGAGTAGATAAAACAAACATGCTTTTAGAAAAACAAATATCACTTTTAGAAAAAGGTGGTAACATTAATATTGATGGTAATAAAGCAGGTACATACCAAGCTAGAGCTAATTACGCACAAGCTTAACTTTTTAAATATTTATAATAAAATAAAATTATGGCACTTAAAGATAAATTAAAGGATTCAAATCTAGGATTAAAAGGACTCACACCAACTACTAATCCAGGGGCTACAAAACAATCAAAACTTCATGCTAGTAATGATGAGCCTGGGTATTCATTAGGTGGTGCTTTTAAAGGTGACGTTGATAAAGCTTATCAAGCATATAATGATGGAGATAGTAGCAATACATTACCGTCTCCTTCCCAACTAGATAGGAAAGATGGCTTAGTACCTGACTCAGACAAATACATGAACAACTTGCCTGAATAATAAATGGCGTTAAAACAATTACTAAATAATGTAGATAATTTTAAATATTATCCTGGCCCATCATCAGGTAATGGGAAATCTTATTCTAGAACAGGACAATTTGGTCAAAAGAGTATCCCATATGGAGATAATGGGCCCTACATTCAAGTTAGTAAAAAAGATAGTTTTGATTTAACTAGAGAAGAATTACAAACAAACGCTAGTTTATATAATAGTCAATTATCTAGAGGAGGAACTCAAGTAGCTAAACGTATAGCAGAAGATGAAGTTAGGATAGGTAAATTTTTATCTTCAACAGAAGGTTTAATCTTTATTGCTAAACAAAATTTACTAGAAAAAACATTTAAACCTAATTTACCAAATGATATTTACCCAAGAGAAGTATATAGTCCTTTAAGTACTTTAACTCAATTAGCAGGTAACCCTGTTGGTTTACATGTTAATAAATCTGGTTTAAACCCTTTATATTTTAATACTGAAGAAAATTCATATTTCTTCAAAACTAGAGATAAATACAATGAAGATAGTACTAATAGATTAGCCATCTTATACCAATCTAAAATAGTAAATAATGGTACAGGTAGTGTAGATTTAAAAATAGCTGAAGATTTTGGTGTTAAGTTTAATGATTCAAATTTTATTATTAATACACCTCTTAACAACTATAAGAGAATAAGTGAAACAAATATAAATTCCACTAATTCAGATCTATCCAACTCTCCTTATTCTACTCTAAGTAGTGATCAATTAGCTGAGAAAGAAAGAAATTCTGAACTTACTGATTTTAGAAAAGATGTATATGATGGGGGACCTGATGGAACAGGTGGATATAAATTTAAAAGTTTTTTAGCTAAAGGAAATTATGAAGTTAATAATAGACAAACAACTTATGGTACTCCTAATCACGCTATAACTAAAAATATTTCTGATATAACAGCAAAATCTGCTTCACCAAATTCAATAGATAAGATTAATTCAACACGAATCTATTCATCAACAGAAGTAAATTCAGATATAGCTGATTCAGATCTAGTACCTTTTTACTTCCAGGTAGTTAATAATGATGATCCTTCTAATTATCAATTTATTCATTTACGTGCTTATTTAGATAATTTTGGAGATAATTTCTCAAGTAATTGGCAAGCATTTAAATATTCAGGAAGAGGTGAAAATTTCTACATATATGATAGTTTCACTAGAGGACTTAATATTGGGTTTACAGTAGCTATTGAATCAAGAGCAGAACAAGAACCTCAATATACTAAAATAAATCAATTAGTATCTTTAACCGCTCCAGATTATTCTAGAGAAAGCGGGTTTATGCGAGGTAATTTTGTTAAATTAACAGTAGGTGATTATCTTATACAAGTGCCTGGATTTATACAAAATTTACAATACACAGTAGCTAATAATGTTCCTTGGGATATAGCTAGAGATAATGATGGTAAGTTATTAGAAAAAACTCAAGCAAAAATATTACCTATGGTAATAACAGCTACTATGACATTTACTCCTGTACATAATTTTGTACCGAAAAAAGGAGCTCCATTTATTGGGGATTATACTTATAATGACCCTGTTGAAAACCCATTAAATAATTAAAAAGTAATGAATAGATATCAGAATTATATATTACAAAATACAGCTAATTCTTCAGGTACTATTACCTCTTTTACTAGAGCTAAGTATCCTGATATTCCTTTTACAGAAAATGATATCTATGTTTATACAACAATAGGAGATCGTTTAGATAATTTATCACAACAATATTATGGCTCCCCAGAATATTATTGGATAATATCTACAGCAAATCCAGAATTAGGTTTTGACTCATTATATTTACCAGAAGGAGAACAAATCAGAATACCAGGAAATCTAAGTAATATACTTTTAAGTTTTAAAAATTTAAATAATCAATAATATGGGAAATATTATAGGTGAAGTTTTTGATGAATATGTTAACCAACAAATAAGAAAAAGACAGATTGTTTTAGGTTTAGATATCTCTAATAATGACTCTATTAGCCAATGGAAATTCAACAATTCAGCTTGGATTAGAATGGTTTCTTCTGTTGATATTAGTTCTGAAAAAGCTGCAGAAATAGGATTAAGTAATAATTATACTGGTCCAAAATTAGCAGAAAATTTTATATTGTATAATGGTGTGTCTTCTGTAATAGGAGAAGGTGAAAATATTTCATTTAATCCTTCAACAAATAATCAAGAATATTTTATAGATAATAAAGCTTTTTCAATAAAAAATACTTATGGCTTTGCAGGATTAAACCCAGATATTAGACCTATGCCGGGTATTGAATCTGTAAAAGTAGGTTATATAAATAGAGGATTTTTAGCTACAGTTGATATAGAATTAACAGCATATAGTAAAGAACAATTATATATAATAGATGCTCTATTTTTACACCCAGGATATACCTTTTTATTAGAATGGGGTCATACACGTTATATTGACAATAATACAGGAAATATAATACATATTGATCCTGATAATCTTATAACAACTCCTTTTAAAAAAATATTAAGACCATCATCTACAGATACTCAATATACTATTCTAAATTCAATCCAAAATGAAAAATCAAAACGATCAGGTAACTATGATGCTTTTTATGGTGTTATTAAAAATTTCCAATATTCTTACCAATCAAATGGAAGTTATAAAATAACAATTAAAGCTGTTAGTCAAGGTGATATTATAGAAAATTTAAAAATTAATACAGTTGACCCTGAAAAAGCATTAAGTCCTAAACAACAGTTAAAAGATGCCCAAAGAAGAAAAAAAGAATTAGAACAACTTGAAAAAGACTTCCAGAATGCTAAAAGTTATATTTCCCCAAATATAGGAGCTGTTGATCCTGAATCAGATGCAATAAAAGGATTAGCTTCAATACGAGCATCCAGCTGGACTCGAATTGATGATTTGTCAGGTGAAGTAGTACCTCCAGGTGAACAAACAAACCAAGAAAAATTCCCCAATATAAATTTACCCCAAAATTTAAGAGAGGCAGAGGCTCAACGATTCCTTGCTAGTCAATTAAAACAAGTTTTAGCAGATGAATTTAATAAAATAATTAATGAGTATCCTAATAAAGTAAGAGAGTTAACTGGTGAAGATATATTAGCAAATAATCTAACTGATAGGTATGCTGGTAAATCTAAATTAAATAAACAACTTAAAATTTGGAAACAAACAATAAATAATAACCTCTCAACAAACACCCCAGGTTTAATAGGTATAAAATATATTGAAACGGACCAATCAACAGATAATGTAGATGGTAAATTAGGTGGAGGTATTGAAAATACATTATATTATGTTCAATTCCGTACTTTGTTAAGGTGGATTCAAAATAATATTTTAATTTATAATAAATCTACAAGTAATCCCTATTTTAAAATTGATACAGGAGCAAAAAATTATATGCTCCATTTCCCTAAACAAATATCAGCTAACCCAAAAATTTGTTTAGTTGCCGTAAAAGATGGTAAATTAGATAGAAAAAAAGTCGAAGAATATCGTAAAATTAAAAATGATTCAATAGATTTAGGAAGAGTAGATTCAAATGGTAATACAGAGTATATAGATACCAAAAGTGCTTTGGGAAGATATAAAAATGCATTATTTGATGAATCAAAAGTTGTAACTACTTCTGTTCCAACAGAAGGAGTAAAAGAATCTGATATCAAATATGGACGCCTTCCAGCAAAATTTATTCAACCTTATCAAAAAATATTAAAAGATGGAAAAAAAGAATACTATCCTACTACCGTTTCTGAGAAATTTTTAGTTAATGATAATAGTTACATAGCTGATATGATGTATATTCAGGTTAATTTAGATTTTATAGCATCTGTTGCTAATGATAATATAAATTTAGATGGAAATTTAAGTTTTATTACATTTCTAAAAGAATTATTAAATGGACTTAAAGCATCATTAGGGTATATAAATAATTTTGAGGTAACTTATGATAGAGAAACTAATTATATTAAAATATATGATAATAATATTTTAAAATATGGTAATAAAAAAGAAAAAAATAATGTACCTGAACGTTTTGTTGTAAATGGTTTTGATCCAGTAAATATTCAAAACTCAACACAACAATATTTACTTGGTAGTTTTGTAGAAAATGTTAATTTTACTTCAAACCTAAGTAATAATTTTGCCAATATGGTTACTATTGCTTCTCAAGCCCAATCTGATGTTTTAGGTATGAGTACAACAGGACTATCTAGATTTAATGATGGATTAACTGATAGAATTATACCAAGAAAACAATCAAAAGATGAAATTGATAACAATGAAAAAGCTTTATCTGATGAAGATATAGTAAAAATGAAACAAAATGCTAAAGACATAGCAGGAGAAATTTGGGGAGAATTTAAATTTAGTAATGACACTATAGATATTTTTATGTCATTAAATAGAGACATAGCTAATTATGAAATAAACAAAGTAGTTAAAAAAGGAGATATTCCCTCTCCTTTAGTTATACCTTTTAATCTATCATTACAAATGATGGGACTTTCAGGAATGAAAATTAATGAGGTATTTAATGTTAGTGAAAAGATTTTACCTCCTATGTTTGATAATAAAGCCTATAGTTTTATAACTAAAGCAGTTTCCCATGAAATTAAAGGTAACAAATGGACTACAACTTTAGAAAGCCAAGTTATAAATAAAGAAGATCCAAAGGTACCAGATATTCCTGTATCAGATGTTGATTATTTAAAATTTACCTCTACACAAAATACTTCCTCATCCCCAATTAAAGATTGTCCTGCTTGGACTCCAAATAGAACAGGTGGTGGTGGTTTGTTAACTCCAAATCAAGTAATTTTAGACTCATTAAAAGAAGCAAAATTTATTACAGAAGCTACTTTTGCCTCATTTAAATCTAC